CCTCCTTCAGTGTAAAGTATTATCAAATACTGTACCACAGGAGTTCATCCAGAGTGCATACGAGAAGCATCGCATTGCTATGTCTACTCCACCCTCTCAACCTATCAGTGACTCTCTCTTAGGTGAGGTTAGAGATTTTGTAAAACCTTGGATTCAGTCCGTAGTTTCCAACTACCGAGGGAAGACCAAAGTACCAACAAATCATGCCAGCTATGAAAATAGCCGTGATTCTGGTGGTGTTAAGGGTTCCTTGGGTAGTCAGATCAAGGTCAGGGCCTTCCAAAGTGATTTTCCCCAGGTCAGAATTGAACCTGTGGTTATTCATTTGGAAGGTCCCCCTGGATCTGGGAAATCTAGGTCTATCGAACGGTTGGCCCGTGCCCTTTGTGAGAAGTTCGGTTATGATCCTGATCACTTTCGTGATCATTGTTATTACCGGTCTGCAGCAACCAAGCACTGGGACGGATATAGAGGACAATTAGTCTCCATACTGGACGATTTCGGTTTTTCATCACCAGATTCTGATGATAACCGCCGAGAATTACTCCAATTGGTTTCTGATTGTGACTATGTCCTCCCTATGGCCAATCTTCGTGATAAAGGTGTCCTTTATCGCTCTAAGTTCCTCATTATTACTAGTAACCTAGGAACAAACCTGTTACAATCGAAAGGATTTAATTGTCCTGCCGCTTATTTCAGACGTTTGTCCCCTACTTATCACCTTGGTAAAAACCGATGCGATCGTAGTGTATTTCTACACTCTAGCGATCTACTCGAGTCAAACCATGTGGTAAAGAGGTTCCCTGGTATTAATGGGACAGAGGGCTGGCTTGTCACTGATAGCTATAAATCACTACCAGTTGACAAGATCATTAACGAGTCAATGGATGCATTTCTGTTCAGAGTCGGATCAAATAATAGATCTGTCTGGAATCAAATTATCCAAGAACCATCAATCAATTCTGCTGGATTATCTATCGATTATCCTGCAAAAGTTGACGATTTTAACTACGTTAAGGTCCATGCCATCCCTGAGCCACTTAAGTGTCGTATTATTACGAAACCTATGGCTCAGACTTATGCGTTAAAGCCCATCCAAATCTCGATGTTCGAGAGCCTTAAGAGATGGAAGTGCTTCGAGCCGTGTTGGAATCCCAATTACACTATGGAACAGTTAGGAAGTTTTGATCCTTCTAAACTTTTCCTTAGTGGAGATTACACCGCAGCTACAGAT